AATAATCCTCTTTACCAGCCCATGCCATCATGCGGCCATCGCCGCGGATCGAGGTGACATCACCAATGACCGCGGACAGGCCACTGACTTTGGCAATGATATCGGCGACGACAGGCGGCAGTAAGTGGCCTGTCCACGGTGATTGGTCTTGTTGATCTTCCATTTCGTTCTCCCTAGTTGGTGTAACCTGTATATAAGACTTATCGCATATAAAGTCAAGGCAAAAAGAAAAGCCCCGGAGATTTCTCTCCGGGGCCCAACTACGGGAACGATCCCAACATACGCGATCCTATGGGAAAGACAAGGACTTTTTAGGAGCTAACTGGTCGGGCAGTTGCAGGTTGCAAGAGCCGCAGCGCGTGGGCTCTCTGAGCTGGGTATCGCACTTTGGGCAGCGGCCCGCGTCCAGCCGTTTCTGGATGACGCCCGGATCCCCGATAGAGGGGTACTGGAGCTCTCTATTCTTGGTCCTCACAATCATCGACTTCTCCTGTTCCTTCACATAGTTGGCATTCCATAATGCGTCCCTCGAGCCAGCCGCCGTTCCACGCCATAGGCGCGGGGACGGCCACCTCGTATTCGCATTCACCGGCTCCGCCGCACTCTGGACACGTTTTCATTTCCGCTCCTTCTTGCTGCTGGGCCGTAGCGCTTCATCCAGCACTCAAAGCAATAGTACCAGCGGCCAGACCACGTAAGCGCTTTTTCCCCGCAATCGTCGCATTTTTTCTCAATCATTTTCCCACCTATAGAATATGTGATCGTTGATGCGGACAGTCCTGTATTTGACTGCTGCCCATGACGGGTTGACATAGTCCGCATGATAGTGAGTTGCGCCGTCGGTAGGATCGTAAGTGCGATCAGTCATCGCCCCGTAAGCTGCGAGGACCGCGGTCTCCCATGCTTTCTTTTCGGTTGGTTTGTCGGATTTGCCGTCGCAGTAGTAGCTGAACTGGCACATGTTCCGGATTGGAAAGTTGGTTTTCCAAGAATAGGTGGGGCCCTGCTTCACGACGGAGCAGATGTCGTTGGGGAACCGGGTGTCATCCACCCGGTTCAACACAACGTGGGCTACGGCGGACTGTCCGACGAAGGGCTCGCCTCTGGACTCAAAGTAGACCGCCGTAGCGAGACAGACTAAAGCTGCATCAAGCATCTTTCTTCTTCTTTTGTTGCCACTTCCGCTGGTAGGCGTTGATCTTGTCCCGGTTATGCTTCCTGTAATACGCCTTAGCGTATTCCGGTGACGCAAACTTGGTCTGCTTCCCGGTCAGGGGCTCTCCCGAGTATAAACACACTTTGCGCTTATACTTTCTTTTTTTCGCCACATTCGCTTTGACCTTCATGACGGGCTCAAGAGCTTTCGCCATTTCTTCGGGGTTTTGCATGAGCGGCTTGTGCTCACCGAGGGTCTTCTTAGCCGTGAGATTGTCGATCTCGATCTGACAAAGCACGGACAGAGCGACGACAGCTTTGACACTGTTGGGCGGAGCGTTGTCGAAATCGTTAGCCATGTCGTTGATGGCGTCGAAAAGTTGTTCCAAGTAAGACATTCAGGTCTCCCGTATAAGAGTTGATAGAAGTTATCCCATACTACGGCTAAAAAAAGATGTCAACTGAATTGACACATTTTATTCAGTCGTCAGGATTGGTGTTTTTTATAGATATCCCACATGATCCGGAGCTGACCACTGATGGTTCGTCCTTCTAGGCGGGCTATCTTGCGAATCTGTTCGTACACCTCGATGGGTACGAGCACAGATTTCCACTTCGTGGTGTCCATTTATACCTCTTTGACACGTGTTGTAAGGGAATATATAGGACAAGTGGCAGAGATACAAGAGAAAAAAGGCCCCAAGCGAAGCTCAGGGCCAGTTTAGGGAGGAAAACCATGAAAAAGCTCAGCTTGCTTCGCCCCAGCTTGGGCCGATCTCAACGTCGCATTTACTTGGTACTTCCAACGGTACAGCATTTTCCATAATTTCAGCAATAGCATTTGCATCTTCACGATTTTTCACAGACATCGCGATTTCATCGTGGATTTGCACCAAGGGCAGGCGTCCCTGTTCATAAATGTTCACCATGGCCTGCTTGGTCATGTCCGCAGCCGACGCTTGGATGAGCCGGTTGAGCGCTTTGTAGGTGTATGCCCGCTTCAGCCGGGTGGTCTCACCGTACTCTTTGAGAGCATCTTGGTACGGCAGCGCCTTGTGCATGGCAAAGGTCGCGGGCTCCCAGAGATTGAATCGGCACTTGCGGCCCAATATAGAGCGTACAGAGCCGCTCGAGCCCCGGCTGTTGAGGCTGTTCATTACACCGTTCATTAGTCCTTTAACAAATGGGACGCGGTCGTGATACTGACCGACTAGCCCTTTGGCTTCATCTACATCGATGTCGAGCTGGTCGGACAGCTTGTTGACTCCCATGCCGTACATCATGCCCAGATTGATTGTCTTGGCCTGCTTGCGCGGGATGTTAGCCATCTCTGCCACCATGGTGTGGAAATCCATGTCCGGGTCCTCGCGGTAAGCGGTGACGAACTCCTCGACTCCTGCCATCTGTTGACCACGGGACCGGCCATATACGTAAGCATAGTGGACCAAGATCCGCGGTTCCTGCTGCGAGAAGTCAATCGCCGCCCACTGCTCGCCTTCTTCCGGCAGGAACAGGCTGCGTATCATGGGTCCGAGCTCAGGGTCGCGGGCCGGGATTTGTTGCAGGTTGGGGTTGGACATGGATATACGGCCCGAAACGGTGCCGCCGTCATCCGATCTGATCTGGTTGATGTGCCCGTGGATGCGTCCATCTGCGTGGCAGTGCTTCATGATAGTGTTGATGAAGGTGCCGCTGGTCTTGTTCAGGTTGCGGGCTCGGACGATTAGTTGTGCGAGCTCGTGCGGGTGGTCGGCTAGAAACGACTTGGTGAAGGACGGGGCGTTCTTCTCGGTGCGCGGGTAAGGGATGCTAAGCTTATCGAAGGCTTTTGCAATCGATGCTGCGGCCCAAAGCTCCACATCCTGACCAGCTACGTGCTTGATCTTGGCAAGCGTGGCCTTCTCTTCCTTGATCAGGTGGTTGCGGGTGCGCTCGACACGATCTTGGTCTACGCGGACACCGCGCCATGTCATGTCCACCAGACACGGCAGGAGCTTGAGCTCGAGGTTGGCGATGGGCCAGAGCTGCTCTTGGGTCAGTTGTGCAGACAGGTAGTTCCAGAGCTTGAGTGTCAGCTCTGCATCTACTTGTGCGTAGGGCCCGACATACATGGCGGGCATCTTCCACATCTCTGCTTTTGGATCGAGCCCAAACTCGCGGGCCGCGTCCTGTAGTGTGCGCTCCTGTTTTACCTCACCGAGCAGGTCGTAGGATAGGGCGTTGAGGCTGTAGCTGAACCGGTTCTCGTCTAGCAGGGATGCGATCAGCATGGTGTCGATGATGCGCCCGTTGATGGTGAAACCCATCTGCTTAATCCAGCCGGCGTCGTACTGGGCGTTGTGCATGATTTTGTCGGCGGGGCACTCGAATACTTTCTTGAGCCATTTGTTGACGATGCGCTCATCGAGGTTGCCGCCGCCAAGGTGGCGGATAGGTATGTAACCTGACCAGCCGTCAACTGCTATGGCGTAGCCCACCACCTCCCCGTCCCCGGTCGGCCAGCCGGGGCCATTGGACTTGATGTTGGGGTCTCTGGTCTCAACGTCGATAGCGATCTGCTTGGCGTCGAAGATGTCTGGCAGCTCGGCGGGCGGGACCCACTCACTCTTTGGTGCGAACATCGCCATCTGTAAGGCCATTGCCTTCTCCTCCTAGTGCGCCGTAGCCGCAGATATCTACCCAGCTATCTTCGTGGTCTGGCGTCACTATAAGCCGCGCTAATTTTACCGCAACCATACACTGATATACCTGTGACACAGTTACGTTTGTGCCGAGCAGCACGGACCACATGTTGGCTATGCGCTCGTGGTTGTCGTAGGCATCACCGTAGTCTTGGGCCCGTGGGCCGTTGACTAGGCTCTCTGCCTTCTCGAGGACCTCTTTGCGGTTCATTGTACCTTGTCCTTCGGGCTGACATGTCGCCTACATTTCTGGCACTCGTCTTTTGCGTATCGGACGTTCCAGCATTTCCAGACGTTTCCGCAGACGCACTCATACGTGAAATGAAATAAGAGGCTCATATCAAATAGCTCCTGTTGTCATCTTCGGGGTCTACCAGATACAGGTTTTGCTTGGTGCGCGTGACGCCTACATAAAATACCCGGTGCAAGTCGTCTGGAGACTGCTCGGCGGCTCGTGCCGCTGCGGGCGATAGATCGGTAAACAGGACGACATTGTCGGCCTCGCCGCCCTTAGAACCGTGGATCGTGGACAGTTCAACGCGGGGTGTTGCATTAAACTTTTCTCCTCGGCGCAAAAGTGCGGTGATGTACGCACGGTCGGCACTGGGCAGTTTGTCCATGGCTTCGTGCCAGATGCAGTCGCGTATGTTTTCCTCGATGCGTGGGGTGCCCATGATGTGGACCAGCTCCATAAGGCCGTGATGCGCGATCAGTTCGTCGAGTGACACGGTCTCATCGTCATCGATTCCGGGCAGTTTTTTGAATCCGCGCTTGACCCGCTCGCCGACAGACATATAACTATAGACGGCTCGTGCGGCTGCACCGGTTATTCGGTGACCCTTCCTCATTTGCTCCCAGCCGTTAATGGCATCACTCAGTCTCTCGGAAATAGACCTCCTTCCGCGATAACTGTAGAGGATGCCTCGGCTTTTGAGTTCTTGGGTCACGGGTGCTAAGAAGTAACCAGCTTGCGCCAGCACGAGCCACGATCCCTCACTAAAATCCAGATAGCCCACGTTAGGTACGCGCTCCACGAGCCCCGGGTCCTTACGGGGCAGGTAGTTCTTTGGTACGCGGCGTTTGATTCGTTTGGCTACGCGCTCGGCTAGCGGATGGACGGCAGCGGGGACACGGTGCGATTGCTCGAGCACCTCATATCCGCCGTTCAGGTTGATGAAGTGTTCTACATCTGCGCCGGCCCAGCGGTAGATCGCTTGGTCGTCATCTCCAGCGCAGTAGATGCGCTCCGAGCTCTGCTCGAGTATGTGGGCTACGTCCCACTGCAATGGCGATAAGACCTGCGCCTCCTCGATAAAT